AACCGTCGACACACTTACACACAGGAGAAAAATATGAGTGATAATAAATCAGGGTTCGAAATCAGAGCCGACTTACTAAACCAAGCACAAGGTATCCTTCAGGATAACTATATAAGATCATGTGATGCAATACATGCACACAATGATTCTTTCCCCAACGATAAAAAGCCGTTGCCTACAGTTACAATAACTGCACAAGATGTTATTGATGTGGCTACCCAGCTTAATGCTTTCGTTACACAAAAATAGTCGTTCAGACAAAAAAACGGGCTAAGTATGTTTAGCCCGTTTTAAATTCTTTTACAAGAATTAGATCTAAATTACATTAAGTTTGTAACTTTAACAGATCTGTAGTAGTGGTTTCTGTCTGCAGTAAATGAATCTGCATCAGTAGTTCCATCTGCTTTAAGAACAAATGGGTTAGCAATCATGCCATACCTAGTTTTGAAACCAATTTTAGGTTGGAATGTGCTTGGGTCAATAGCCCTAACCATTTGTAGAGGAACATACGGACAGTAGAAAAGACCTGCGTCATATGCGCTAGTTCCTTTATAACCAACTACATAGAACTGGCTAGCAGCTCCTGTGTTAGCTGAATAAGGGTCAATATATACTCTATATCTACCGTTTAATACACCAGCGAATGTATTACCTGTGTCATCAACATTTAAGTTAGTTGATAATGCTGGTGCGTAATCAAGTACACCTGACATTGATAGGGCACTAGCAACATCTGATGAACAGATGATGAAGTTACCTTTACCACGCCTTGTGTCTTGTGCTATAACATTAGCATCACGCTCGATATTGAATAAAAGACCTTTGAATCGTTCTACTGACCATCTACCATTACTGTCAACATCTAAGTCAAATGTTCCAGCTGTAGCAGTTGAGGCTGAGCCTGTTTTTGCTACTTTGTAAATAGTTCTAATTACCTCACGGTTGATCTCTGCTAGAATTTCCTGTGAAAGGATATTACTTAGCTCGGATTCCGCATCTAAACCATGAACAGCTTTCAAGTCTTGAGCAAGTTCAACGGTGTATTCTGCTTTCAATGCTCTTGATTTAGCAGTAACAGTTGTCTTCTCGATTGAGAATGCCATTTCATTTAGTGTAGTGCTGTCTCCAAAGCCTTCTGCAGTGCTTGTAGAAACCCCTGTTCCTGTAGTGTAAGTACCATCTACTGGATTAGATCCAGCGTGTGTACCAGCACCTGAGAAATCAGTGTCTGCTTCGTTAAATAAAGCCTCGGCTCCAGTTTGACTGGAGAAGTGTGACTTCATAGCAAAGATTAGACCTGTTGGTCCAGACATTGGTTGTACTCCACAAACATCGTAAGCCATAAGGTTAGGTAACGAACGTCTAACTAACGATATAAGAATTGGATCGTAGTTGTCAACGCTTGCACCTGTTTGGTTAGCATGTGTAGCCTCGAAAAGAGTTTCTTTCTCCTCGCGGAGAGCCTTCTCTTGGTTCTCGAGTACTACTGTGGTAACAGCTTTTTTGTACGGGTCCTGAATCTCAGGTAAGTCACCGTGCTCAAGAACTGGTTGCCACTTCTTTTGTAGTTCTTCTGAAAGATACATCAGTTTCTCCTTGTTTTACTTTGTTTGTTATATTTTATAACCTAATTATTTATAAAAATGTTAATTTTTAACCCTATCAAACTTAGCTGCTTGAGAAATACCTTGTACATATTTACTCATTACACTATTGTCCGTTAAAGTTCCCTGATCAACGCTATCACCTAGCTTGTCTGTGTCATCAGATTTTGCTTTAGGAAAATAATTTTCCTTGATAACATTAAGTTTAGAAGTGTACATTTCCTCATTGTCGTATGAAACATCTTCAATAAGTGTTGCAAACTTTTCAACTTCAGTTTCAGCTAGATCGTCAACCACGGAACGGAAAACTCTTTCCTTTTGTAGTTGTTCTCTTTCTTCGCTGATAGAAACAGACTTACTGATCTCTTCGTCTAACTTAGATTTCAGTGCATCTATTTGGTTCTGTTGTTCTGTTAACACATCGTATTTCTCTTCAGGCATTTCAATGTAATGCTCTGTAAAGACCTGTTTCATTCCTTCTATGAATGATTCATTAATCTCGTTGCGTAAACCATCAACAACAGCCAACTCGTTTTCTTTGAGCCATTGCTCTGTCACATAGGACAGATATTTGTCTACATTTTCTACAAGTTTTTCTTTTGCTTCGTCAAAAGCTTTAGAAGCTTCCTCAACAAGTTCGTTTTCAATAATCTCTACTTGTTGATTGACTCGAGCCACAACCGTTGCTTCAAAAAGTGAAGCTGCTTGTGTTTTAAATTCTTCTGAAAGGTGCTCTTCGTCTTTAAATAAGTTAGCAATGTCGTCCTCAAATAGTGTTTGAGCTTCGAGTTCGTCTTCGTCAAGTTCTTCTTCCTCGACTAATTCTTCCTCTTCCTCTTCACCTTCGTTGACATACTCTACTTCCTCATCTTCAGCTACGACTTCTTGATCTTCCATCTCTTCGACTTCTGAATCAAGTACTTCTTGGTCCTCTTCGGTTTCGATTTCTTCGTCTTCACCTATAGGTCCTCGATTGCCTTCTGAAGATTTCTGGTTAACTACAGATTGAGTGGCAGCGCCATCGCTGTAGTTAGGTGCACTACCTGCACCAGAATGTTGAGGTCTAGGGGCATTGCCTGCTTTAGCAGAAGCTGCTTTCCCTACTTCGCTAGTTAATCCACCTTCTGGGTTGCCTGTACCACTTAGGTCTTGCATCTCAGGATTAGCATTTGAACTACCTTGTAGAGGGTGAGAAGCGTCGCCTTGCTTTTTATCTAATGGACGGTGAGCATCGCCCGAAGACGTTGGCAAATTAGCTTTAGAACTACCACCTTGCATAGGCGGTTGTTGATCTCCAGCAATCTGCTCGTCTATAACTGCTACGGTGTCGTCTTGTAACTTACCTTCTAGCAGTTCTCTGATTTTGGATTCTACTCCCATGTTACTCTCCTCTTAGGATTATTTTAAATTGTAATATAATCTAATAAACTATTTATATTTATACAGATTTCTACTAAAATTTAGACAGTTTATCTAAGAAATTACTAAAAACAGCGAATTTAGCTTCTTCTAGTTCTCTCGATGATGTATTAGAGATTATATTATGTGTCTCTTCTATATCCTGTTCTGTCCACTTACCATTAACAAAAACCCACTCTTTGCCTTCCATTATTCCGGATACAAAAGCGTCTGGTGCTGAAGGATCTGCCACTATGTCAGCTGCTGTAGCTAACATGAAGTCACCTTGTACTTCATTAATGCCATTTCTTTCTTTTAGACTACCCAAACCTCTAGATGAAACACCTAGTTGAGCGCCTTCGCTAATAAGTTCTTTTACGATACGCCCCATTGGCGTATCCATTATCTTGGCTTTACCTACCCAATTATTTCCATCCTCTTTAAGAGATGTAATCATGTGAGAAACTCTATCTAAATTAACTGTAGGGCCTTCTGGGTGTCCTAATTCACCGTAAGCTCTTTTAGTTTTTACATTTTCTTCAACATATCTGTTGACTTCTCTCTGCATGATCTCTTTAGGATAGACTCTGCCATTTTTGTTTTTTAAATCTGATTGTAAGAAAACACCCTCGATAAAAACATTAGGTTTTTTAGGATCTTTACTTTCTTCAGTTAAGTATGAAATACTTTCGTTAAATTCTTTAATCAATCTCATATCTTTCTCCTTATCCTAATGAACCACCGTTGTAGACATTACCTGAATCGTTAGTGTCTAATGGTGCATCTTGATGTTGTTGTGAGCCATAGCCTGATATTTTAGCACAATCTACTATAACTGTACCGCCTGCTCCACCTGCTATTACTACTTCAATATCTGATGTGTTTTCTGAATTGTCTGCATACCCGTACATGTCTAATGAACCATTTTCCATAAGTTCATATAATACGACGGAGTTTCGTTGCACCTTGGCGCTAGCACCGCTAGACAAGGTCCAATGTAGTCCTTTTATATTGACTGCTGGGGAGCTTTGCGTCTCAGTAGATTTCTTTAGCGTTGAAGCTAGAGCAATTGTTCCGGTAGCAGCAGTCCCCCTTACAGAAATTACACCCTGGACTTGGGTTAATTTAAGTGCGTTTACTGTGACTGCCATGTGTTATTCCTTTTTTAATAATTAGGCAAAAAGGTTACATCCTTTTTGCTGGTTTTTTATGTGCTCCATGAGGTCCTTCTGCAAGTACCTCTACTTTAGGGTCATTCACTTCAACTGTTTCGATACCGTGTTCAAACATAACTTTATACCAAGATACTTCCCCATTTACTGGTTCTGCATGTTCTCCGAATATCGGTGTACCTTCTCCAAAACCTTCTTTAAAGATTTTAGTAGCGCACATGTGCTTATCGCCTTCTAGTGAGCCTTTTGCTACACCATCGACAGGAGCTTCGGCAAGTATCCCGTCTCTGAATTGTTTAAATGTCTTCATTTGTTTCTCCTTGTTCAGGCTCTTCTACGGGCCTGCCTGTTGTTTGATCTATATCCACGAGTGCATCATCTAATGCTACACCCTGTGGTTCCATGTCAGGATCAACAACATGTTTGTTAAAGACATCTGTTGCTATTCCTGCCTTGTTGTCATCTATAACTTCATTAGCTCTAGATGTCATTTGGGAGTTAAATTTTTCTTGAGCGTCAGTATTAGCACCCGCTAATATATCGCTCACTAAATCATTAACTTCCTTTGTTCTATCTTGTTCTGACATATATTTATATCTCCATCATTATATTTATTGGTCTGGTCCGGGTTCAGGTTGTCCTGGATCAGGTACTCCTTCGCCAGCCGGTCCTTCGGGTCCTTGAGGTGCGTCTTGTTGGACGGCACTTAATGGACTCCATTGATACTGTCTTTGATACTGTGGTTCACTTAGTAATTCAGTTTCAATTGTATCAATTTCCTCATCTGTAAGCATTAAAACATTCTTTTGAATGTAACGCTTACTAAAAAATGTTCCTATGTAAGCAGAAAGACCATTTAATACTTCTACTCTACTTCTAAGAATCTCTTGTTCTTTAGATTCTGTGTAATAAGCATCAGTAGCAAATTCGTATTCTATATCATCTTTAATAGAATCCCAATCTTCTTCTGTTAAAACACCTTTTAGTAAGAGCTGCGTTCTTAAAAGATCGCTTAACAATACCGAGAACTTTCTTCTTAACTTGATGATGAATTTTGTAAACTTCATCTCGTCTCGATTTATCTCAGCTGCTCTACCAAAGTTTAGTCCAGCCTGTTGTTCTAATCTCGATACAGGAATGTTTAATGACTGATACAATTTTCTTTGAAAATATTCTACATCTTCAATCTGCCCTAGGTTTTGACCTGCTGGCAATGTATCAATACTTGTTCCTGTTCCGCCTTCCCTTCTAGGTAACCAGAAGTCTTCCAACATAGACATGAACTTCTTATCATCTCTAATTTCACCTGT